AGTAATTGCAATTCGTTCTAACGTTTGTGCTAACTACGTTCAGTTCACCTCTCCTGTTGGTCTCTATGGCCTTGGATTGCGCGGACGCTATGTTCGTACTGTTGCTCACTTGTTCCTTGGTTTTGAGAAATGTACTCTTGAATTCACTACTGCTGACGGTAACAAATATGTCTATGAACCCACTGACTATGTTGCCCGAATCTATCGTGAAAAAGATCTTGCCTACATTCTCTTCGCTGAGAAAGACTCAACTGGAAAGCCCCTCCCATTCTTCAAAGATATTGTAAAGTATTTCTGCTCAACCGAAGACCAATTCGGAAGAGACGATCTGCTTGAACGTATTGAACCCAAGAACCTCCTCGTTGCCAACGTTATGGTGCATGATGCTCGCATTTCTGCCCATTATCAAACAAGCAAAGGTGAACGCATCCGCGTTCCCGGCGCTATGTGCCTCCAAATTGGATCAATCGCTGGTGATTGCGGCAAGGTTTATACTTGCTCGCGTCTCCAACGTCCGATTATTGGATGCCATGTTGCTGGTGATAACTGTCAAACTGGTTATGCTGTTCATGAAAATGCTGAATGGATCAATGAAGCTCTCTCTGGTTTTGCGACCGCTGAAGGCGATGAATTGAAAGTTGTGGATGGATGTGATGTTATTACACCCGTTGATATACATTGCTCCTCCCGCATTCTTTCGAAACATTCTATTGTTCACAAAGGTAAAACTGTTCGAATCTCAAATCTGCCCAGAAAGTCCAAGTTCGTCAAGAACCCTAATTGGACCGACTGGAATGATGTTCCTGAAGAACCTGCTCTACTACGCCCCGTTGGTGGAGTCAGTCCTTTTGACCTCGCTGTTCAAAGAATTGGTGAAGCCCCCGTTGCCCCGAAGATTGTCGTTTCTCAGTTGGACCAAGCAGTCGACTTTATTGCCGAGTGTCTTGGAATCACGAAGAAGTGTGAAGTCTTATCAGTTGAACAAGCTGTAAACAAGATGTCCCACTCTTCTCCAATGAGAATTGATACTTCAGATGGTTTCCCTTTCACCTACTACAAAGAAAGACCTGTCATTGTTGATGAAGCTGGCCGGAGACATCCGACCCAAAAATTCAGAGACGAGATCACTGAGTGCCTAAATGGAGGATATGCTAAATATCCCTTCACTATGGCTCTTAAAGATGAACTCGTTCCCCCAAGAAAGATCAAAGCGCTTAAAACACGTCTTTTCTACTCTGGATCTAAAGTTTTCAACACTGTCGGTCGCATTCTTTGCGGTGATTTCCTCAACGAACTCCACAAAAAGCACCCTCTCAGTCCTGTCAAAGTTGGCGTTCCTATTGGAACACACAACGCCCCCATGTTAATTTCAGACCTTCTCATCGAAGAAAACCTAATCCGTTTAATTACCGATGTTGAAGGAATGGACACGAACATGTTCCGCCAATGGTGCGTTCACGCACTGACAAGATTGTTGAGTAAGTACTACTCTTCCGCTATGATGCCCGCTATCATCGAACTCCTCGAGAACACATTTGCCCCCCATGTTGCTTTCGGCGCTGCAATCTACAGACTCCAAGGTATTATGCCTTCTGGATGTTTTGCTACTGCTGAATTCAATTCACTACTTCGAGCAATCGTTGTGGTGTACTGTCTTATCCGTGAATATGGATTTGACTGGGTGATGAAAAATCTCAAAACAACCTGGAGTTACGGTGATGATGGTTACGAAGCCTTTGCTGCTATGTGTGGTATGACGATGGATAAATTCATGGCCATGATCAAGAAACACTGGGGTTGGACTTTGACTCCCGGAACTAAATCCGACGTCTATCCCGACTCCTACCCCCTTGATCAAGTTGAATTTTTACAACGCCGTTATTATTCTGGACAGATGTTACTCACTCCTGAGAAACTCAAAACTGCCGGAAGATATTACAAATCAGACCCACACAACGCACGCCTTGCCATCCTCGCAATGCTTCAAGAAGCATCGAAACACGGTAGGAAGATTTATGATGAAGTTCTTGATTATTACAATCAAAGAACCACTTATACTGACCTCCCTTCCTTCGATTTTCAAGTTCGCAATCAGCCCATTGATGAAGAACTTGAAGAAGAAGAGGAAGAGGAAGAACCTATCGTGTTAGCCTTTGCCCAAGGTAAAGAACTCTGTGACCCCGCCTACATTGTTGAATTGCAAGTTGCTTTTGACCTTCATGACATTTTGTATACTGGTCACGGCAAGCTCATGGAAAACATGATTGACGAACTAGATACGAAATACAAAGTCCGCGGACATCATTTGCGTTATTTCATTAACGCTGACCGCATGAACTTTGACTATGAAGCTCAATGGCTTGATTTCGTGTCTGTTGCAAAACAGTTATCGCAATCATTGCTTTTTGACAAGATGAGAGATTTCCACTTTTCAATGTATCATTATTCAGAAATGGATGTTGATGCTTGGATGAAGGACAGATCTATCGTTTGGAAGATCAAAACTTACGTTCCTAGACGTCTAACTCGTGATGAATATGACAATGTTCTTGACGATTGGACTTCTGGTGTGACGTTTGTTGATTATCCTGAAGTCTTTAAGAAGGATCTCGACGAATTCGATGAATTTACCAAAGTCACATGCTATGGTGATGACAAAGTAGTCGTTACAATCGATCCCGAAATAAAGACGGATGAGACTCTCCCTGAGTTTGATGCCGAAACCTGGCCTAAGGAGCCACTTGCTGAAGACGCTTATCCCGAAGCGTTCGCACAAGAACCCCTTGCCGAAGACGAGTACCCTACTGAATTTGCCCCTGATGTAGAGTTCTTTCCTATTCCTTCTAAGCAACCCTCAATACTTGGCAACTCGCCAAAGTCTGTCCCCGTCCCTGACGAACCTGCTGATATCGATTTTGAATTCGAGAATCCTATAATGGATCCCTCAGGTTCTGATTTCGCAGAAAAGATTCTCAAATTTGAGAATTGGATAGATAATGATTGCCCGTTCGATGAATGGAAAAAGAAAGTCTTCAAAGGAGTGCTTGATATCCTTAAAAATCAAGCAAGTGAAGAAGAGCGTGAAGAACTCCTTGATGACTTGTGCCAAGGTCGCTACCGTGTCAATCTCCGTCTTTACAAAACGGATATTCCTATTGACCAGCCTTTTCGCACTTTGTCTCTTGAAGTTTCCTCTAACTCTGAAGTTTTCATCGACTTCTCCTTTACCACTAGAAGAGCCCTTAGAACTTTTGGTATCTCTTCTTACCAACCCCGCCTGCTCGACCCCGATGCAGCTGAAGATTACGGTCTCCAGAAGGTACTTTTTGGTGCAAAAGGTTTCTTATGCTATTGCCCTGCCCAGTGCTGCAAGTTTACTTGCCCTATGGCTGATCCCTACCCAAAGATGTACTCTCAGTATATGGCCGCTAAAGCTGTATATGATAATGCAAGCTGGATGCAAAGACTTCTTCTCTGCAAGCCAGTTGAGCCCCAACCTCTTCAACCCTGTGGCGTCGTTGACGTTGCTCTAATCATTCACAGATATGAGTCGTTTAACGAAGGTATAGAAATTCTCCCAGTATTCACAGCTAAAATGTTCTTTAACGCTGAATTGCGTCAACGCGCTTGCGCGGTGAAAACTATGAATGCTGAAGTTGAAAAGAAATACCAGCTTTACAGACAATCAGGTGGCACGCTTCCTCCCGAAGCTTGGTACCTAACCTACGGAAAGAAATACGTTGGCTATTCTGCAGCTCTTGGAGTTAAATCCATAAATGCTGCTGTAAGAGTCACCGGAACTGCTTCCAACCTCGGAGTAGCTGTTTCTAGCACTACTTCGTTCACACCGTATGGTTTTGGCTTTGCGCATCGTACGTCATTTGCTTTTGGATTTGATCCAATTGAGCAGATGCGTCAGCAGGAAGAAACTATGCATCGTGAGACAGATCGAGCTCTCATTGGAGTGGTCGCTGAGGTCGCGCATTTCTCGAAAGAAGAAGCAGACCGCTACGACCATTGGTTTACCAATGAATGGACCACGCGTTACGGAGTACGTTACGCGTTGCTAGGCTAGATCGGCCTCACGGACCTGGCTAAGTCGCAATAAACTCGCCCCAGTTGGCGGACGCCAACAATAGGTCGTGCAGGATCTCTGCTCCACCAGGAGGATAACTCCAAACTGTCCCGAGTCACAGTATACTGACTCAAAGCAAGCATAAGTATGATAGTCCTATGCCCTAGTTAATCTATCGCCGCGAATATAATTCCCTCTCAAACCGATTCTGAAGTGTATACTTCCCATACCGAAACCCTCGTTGGTACTAACATCACCGTTGAAGACCAGATTGCTCCACAGTCTGCGCCTACCCAACTTGTTAAACCAAATGCTTGGCCTTTCGATTCACTCGAACCCTTAAAAGGAGAAGTTTTAGCTCTCACGGGTAACTGGTCCTCCTCACAGGTGACTGGAACAGAAGTTTCGACTTTCTCTCCTATCGCCCACTGGATTGGTAACTCTAAGAACTACAGCTTAATGAAATTGTATAAGAACTTCACTTTTGATTCAATTAAGGTAAAGCTTGTTCTTACTTCTGCGCCGACTAACTCTGGTTCTCTCCGAGTAGCTTGGCACGCTGTAAAGCTGCCCCTTGATCTATTTCAAATGAGTCAAATTGACAATGCTGTTATTTATGCAGCTGACCCTGTCACTTTTGAATGCGAAATCCCTTTCAGGTCTCCTGATTGGGCTATCGCTCTTGACTCGCCTGGTGATGCTTATACGCAATTTTCTATTTTTGTTGATTCGCCCCTCTCAAACGCCGCTGGAGGTGTTATTTCCTCAACTTGGTCTGTTTATTTGACATGTGTTAACCCACGCCCTTATGATCATTTATACACTCCTGCTAGAGGACAGTACACTCCCCCTGTCACTTCTGGTGGTGCTACCCCCGCGTGGACCCTTCTCGCTGCCGCTCACGGCAAAGAACAAGATTCCAAGTCTATTGACGGTATTGTTGATGGTGTAGCTACTGACGTTAAAAAGGTTTTAGGCTTAGGCCCAAAGATCTCTTCTACGTTTAGCGAAACTGTTTCAACAGTAGCAGGTGCCCTTGGTAGCGTTGCTTCCGCTGCTTCATTCTTCTTGGATAAACCCTTGAGTTTGCAAGCTACGCAACCTATCATCCCTCGTGTTGGAACACATCTTCCATCCGTCTCTGGATTGGACCCGAGCGTGTCCCTCTCTAACGCTCAAGACTACCGTGATGCAGTCGCCCCCGAAGTATTTGGTCCCGAAGTTGATGAATCTAACTATTTAGCAATTGCTAAAAAGTTTTCTCTTTTGACTCTCGCGAGTATTCCGAACACAGCCACCATTGGTTACAAATTTTTGGAACTTCCTGTCAACCCATGCATTTCTCTTTATGATGTCGCGGTTCCCACCAAGATATTAGAAACGAATTGCGGATGGGTAGCCAATCAGTTTACTTATTGGCGCGGATCTATCCGTTATAGACTCCGCTTCCCTCAGGATTGTTTTACTAAGATGACAATCATGGCAATGTTGGTTAATGCTACCAATACTACTCCTGCCTACTCTACAGTCGCTACTGGAACCCTTCGAACTGAAACCTGGAAGATCGAAAAGCCAGGAACCCTGGATATTACGATCCCTTTCGGAACTGAATTTGAATGGTTCGTCAGAAATAATTCCACTCAGACCTCTGGTGGATTAGCTTGTGACTGGAAAATTGCGTTTTTCGCGATTGGCCCCCCAGTTAGTGCTGGAGTTCAAGTGTCCGTACCTGTATCTGTTGAAATCGCTGTCGGTGACGACTTCGAAGTAAATAGTTTGGATAACGGACCAATCTCCTACGCTACGGCGCAAGGAGGCGGTTTTGCAGGTGGTGTTTCTTCAATGCCTGTCGGAAAAGTTAATCAACAGAAAATCACATCTGTTAGAGAAGCTCTAAGACGTTACACTAAGACAAATGCCATCGACATGACCCTCGACCCCTGGCAACGTGATAGTGACACGATTAGGCGAATGAACAAGTTCGCTTTCTGGCGTGGTGACAGAAGAACAACCTACTACATTATTAAGAACAATGGTTTGCCCTTTGTTTGGACCGCAGAATTGGAGCTGCCTGGAGGACGAATTCCCCTTTCGTACCCAGCTACTTCTCTTTCGCAAGGTGGATCTGCTGGAGCACTACTCAATATTTCCACAATCAGCCCTGAAGTTTGTGTGTCTCTACCGTTTTATTCGGTTAAAAGATACTTGAAGACTCCAAGATTGTACTCCTTAGTGATCAACAACGACTGTGCAAAAGTTCGTACTACACCACTAGGAGGTGGAACATATGATTTTTACTCTGCTTGGATTTCAGTTGGAGATGATTTCATGTTATCTTGCCTGCTTCCTAGCCCGATCTATTACCTCTAATGTGAGGCCCCGAGCCTCTACCTTTATTTTACCC